CTCAGGGGTAGAGCAACCGGCTCATAACCGGTCGGTCCCTGGTTCGATCCCAGGTGGGCCCACCAAAACGCTAAAATGCGAACCGCTTGCAGATTGAACGCTAAATTCTGGCATTTCATTCTTATAATTAAATACGATTTCAACCCTATCACTATGTATGGTTACGTTCTTGATGAAAGTATCAAGAATACGCGAACGGCCTGCTTTTGTGGTAGGGTTTTCGTTTGCCATTCTTTCGAGGAAATACTCGATATGTTCGGCTGTAAATTTGATAGGTGATATTACGCTTTCGTGGTTCGCTTTTTGCTCGAGTAGGTCTTGACGTTCCTTTTCTAGGCTTTCAATTTCAGCTTTTAAACGATCATTAATAAAACCCTGTTTAATGGCCGTTATGCAATTATTTAATTCTGTATCAATAGCTTTAATTTTGCCCTGTATGCCCTGTATGGCCGTTTTAGCCTCTTGGGTAGTATAATTATATCCATTCATTACTAAATCGACTATACGGGTGATAATTTGGGGTTGCTTTAAGATTTCAAGAGTACGATTGATTACTAAATCCTCTAACTCATCACGGCGTATGTTTGGCGCGTTGCATGTGTGATATTTGCGGCGATTTGTGCATACATAATAATGATGTTTCTCGCCGTTGCGAGATGTAGCGGTGGAACCCATATAATGCCCGCCGCACTGGCCGCATATCAATCGACCACATAAATTATACATTTCACTTCTACGTCCTTTATTTTTGATTCTAGTCGGTAGTACTTGCTGCACCTCGTCGAATACATCACGGGCGATAATAGGCGGGATAGAATCCTCGATTCTAATATCGCCCCATTGATACACGCCGATGTATTTCTCATTACTCAATATATTGCGTATGACGCTGTACGAAATCTTGCCGCCTCGTTTGGTTGTATATCCTTTACTATGTAGAATATTCGCTATTTTAGTCAACGAGTACTGTTTGAGATATAAGTCATATATTAACCTTACCGCCTTGGCCTCGTGAGCATTCACGGCTAAATGGTGGCTTTCTGTAAGGTCATAGCCGAGCGGAATGGCCGAGCCGTTCATCTTGCCTTTAAGGGCGTTTTCTGTCATGCCACGCCTTACCTTTTGCGATAACTCAACAGAATAATACTCAGCCATACCCTCGAGCATGCTTTCGAGGATAATGCCCGCAGGCTCATTGGTGATGTGTTCCTTGGCGCTCAACACTCTAACCCCATTACGGCGGAGTATACCCTTATATTTGGCGCTATCCTCACGGCTACGGCTGAATCTATCCAACTGATAGACAATAACATAATTAAATGTTTGATTTGCGCTATCACGGATCATCTGTAAGAATTCTGGGCGGTTATCTGTTCGCGCCGATAAAGCCCTATCTGTATATATTTTAGTGATAAGAATACCCTCACGCTGGGCGTATTCGGTGCATTCTCGTATTTGGCCCTCTATGGATTCATCGCGTTGCTTATCAGATGAGTAGCGTGCATATATTACGCCTGTTTGTAAATCAGTAGTATTCATTGTGTGATTTCCTTTCAAATTGTATAAGTATAGCCCCCTTGATAGGGGGCTTTTTTTATTTCTTATGTTTACTATTATATTTTGCTTGTGCCTCGGCCATTTTGCCACTTTGAACGGCGAAATTGAAAGCATATATTGCTGTTTTATATTCGTCGGAACCCTCTACGATTGGAACTATAGGCGTAGGCGTGATTGTGCCACCTATCACATAATCAGCGTTGCGCGCGAAGTTGGTCTCTCTATCTACTTGATAGAGTACGGCGTAAGGTTTGCCCGAGCCGTGCGGGTCAAGCACATAATGAAAATGGTTTAACTTCCATGTAATATATGGCTTGCTCGGGTCATCTTGGCTGGTATATAAGAGTATTTCCACGCTCCCGCCGTCATAATTTTTTACATCTAAATCAGCCCGCACGCTAACGTTTACGCCGTTGGCCGTAGTGTAAGCTGGTACAAATGGCGCGTTTGGATTATGTGCCATTACTGGAATTGATAAGACCGAACATAATACAGCCGCAATAATTAACTTTTTCATACTAATACCCCCAATAGAATATATTTATTTCCCTTTTAAAAACGCCTCTATAAGTGCCTTAATGGTAGACCGCTCATCATCGGTAATGATGTGCTTGCCATAAGATAATACATTATCACGCTCGAGAATAGCCTTTAAATTAACCCCGTCGGAACTTTCTATATTTAGTAATGTAGAGGGTTCCTTTTTTAATTGTGGTATTTCAAGCTGCTGGATAACGTCCTTTTTTAATGCACACGCTACATATAGATCATCAATAGCCTCGTCATCATACATGGATAAGTCAATATCAGCACCACATTGATGAATGAAATCTATCTTTTGTTGACGCATGGCGTCGAAATCGTCAACCTCGCCAGTTAAGTAATACACCGATACGCCTAGGTAATTGGCTAGTTTTTGCAGTTTATCAAGCTTAGGCGTGTATTCTTTTTTCTTCCATGCTGCAAGCGTAGACCGTGAAACGCCTGTATCTTTCGCCACCTTGTAGGCTGTTAGCCCTTTTTCTTGCAGTACTTTATTAAATCTTTCGTACATTTTTCTGACCTTGTTTATAAAATAGTTAAGAAAGATTAACGAAAAGTTTACTAGGAACGTTCAGTTTTCTGTGCTAATATATAGCCATAGGGAACGTTAAGAAAACTTAACGCAATACAAATTAATTAATATTTCTTAACTAATTCTATCACATAGAAAGGTGGTGAATCAATGGAATACGAAAAAATAGAGGCTTTGTTGAAGATGAAAAATATTACAGTCTATCGAATGTGTAAAGATTTAGGAATCCCAACATCATCGGCAACAGCTTGGAAACAGGGGCTTTATAAGCCTAGCATTACCAATCTAAAAAAAATCGCTGATTATTTCGGCGTTGCAATTGATGATTTTTTATAGATAGAAAGGAAACCACACACAATATGAATTTAATTCCAATCAATAAGAGGGTGAGCGGCTATGACGTTGTTCATTGACGAAATTCACAAATTTTATAGTGACCCTCAAAACGTGAAAGCTTTTGAAGAATGGAGAAAGAAAAAACATGAAAACAAGAACGCAGCAACTAAAGAAAGCTCACAAATTAATGGGCTGGGTGTACGGCGACATTCTAAGCCAGCTAGTATATCACTTTAAAGAAAGGAAATAGCAACAATGATGACACAACAAAAACCGCGTCGCAGACGCCGACGCGTTAAGAAAAACAGAATGAAACTTATTGATATTATAGGCGTTATTGGCTGGGTAGCGTTGATATATGCGGCCGTGGTGCTTTGGTTAGTTTAGAGGTGAGACGATGAATTTTATTATTGAATGTTTAATGATTGCAGGCATGGCACTCGCGGCGGTACTCGTTTTACATTGCCTCGTTATTATCGCCGTGTTATTGGCATAAAAAAAGAACAGTCAACTAAAAGCTGACTGTTCAAAATTCCAATCGTTAAAAACGAAAGGAAACCACACAACAACATTGTAATGTATCTATTCTTAATTGTCAAAAGAAAGGAAACCACACAAACATGTATAAGAAAATTTTTGACAGTAAAAACGCCACTCGTGAGGAATGGCTAAAGGTTCGCAAGTTAGGCCTCGGCGGTTCGGATATGGCCGCAGTACTAGGGTTAAGCCCTTGGCGTAGTCCTATCGACGTATGGCTTGATAAAACGAGCGACACAGTAGAGGAAAAGGAAAGCGAGCCAATGTATTGGGGTAATGTACTCGAGGAAGTAGTAGCGCAAGAATTCGCCAAACGTAGCGGGTATAAAGTACGCAATAACAACTTCACTCTACAAAGTGAGGAATATCCCTATTTATTGGCTAACATTGACCGCGAAATCGTAGGCATTGACGCAGGGCTTGAATGCAAAACAGCCAACGCTTTCAAGGCTAATGAATGGGACGGCGACAATGTGCCAGACGCCTATTATATCCAATGTCAGCATTACATGGCCGTTACTGGCAAATCAAGCTGGTGGATAGCTTGCCTCGTAGGGGGAAATACATTCTACTACAAAGAAATCAAGCGTAATGAGGAAGTTATAGCGGCCATTATCGACACTGGGGCAGCATTCTGGGAATTGGTAAAAAATAAGACAATGCCAGCGCCAGATGATACGAAACAATGCGAAAACGCCCTCAAAAAACTCTATCAAAAGAGCAACGGCCAAAGCGTGGAATTACCTGCTAACTACGGGAATATGATCATTGATTATTTAGAAATCAAAAATCAACTATCTGAGTTAGAGGCTAAAAAGCGCGGTATTGAAAACGTGATGAAAGATTTCTTGAAAGATAACGAAAAAGCCACATACGGCGAGCATTTTGTTTCATGGAAATCCACGAAACCGCGCGAAACATTCGACGCCAAAGCGTTCAAGGACGATTACCCCGAACTGCATAAAAAGTATATTAAAGTCGGCGAACCCAGCCGCAGAATGGACATCAAATAATGAAAGCATATTCATTGACACAGCTGCTTAATGTAGTCCCTTGTGATTTCGATGTAAAAATCATAGGTAATTGCGGAGTTGATACCGCGAATATTGTAAGAGTTGATTATAAAAGAAAGACAGTAACTATAGGGGTGGAATAATGGAAAATACAGAAAATACAACAATCGAAACAGTAGAAACGAAACCAAAAAGAAAGCATTTACTCGCAGAAATAGCTCAATTAAAGGAACTTAACAAAAAGCTAGAAGATGACATCAGATATAGCAATATGCGAGTTGAGAATCGTGAGAGAAATATTACCGAACTAAAAGCAGAAATCGCCGCATTGCGTGCATATGTGGCTGGTGTAAAAGGCGACGCATTCCCAGAAAGTGAGGACAAATAACATGGCTACAGTATCTGGAATTGAACTAAAGAAAAATAACATCACGGCGCAAAAAGAGGCCAAGACAGTAAAAGGCATGCTTGAAACGCCAGCATTCAAAAAGAAATTTGAAGAAATGCTCGGTAAAAAGGCAGCTGGATTTATCTCGAGTATTATCGCCGTTACGAATAGTAATAATCACCTTATGCAAGCTAACCCAGCGACAGTTATCGGCGCAGCGGCACAAGCGGCCATGCTAGACTTGCCAATCAATCAATCTCTTGGATTTGCCTATATCGTTCCTTATAAAGGTGAGGCGCAATTCCAACTCGGCTATAAGGGCTATATCCAACTAGCACAACGCAGCGGCCAATATGCTGATATTGGGGCAAAAACAGTATACGAGGGCGAGTTAGAATACGAGAACCGCTTGCTTGATAAGTTTAGATTCGGCGAACGTACAAGCGATAAAGTTATCGGATATTTAGCATATTTCAGACTTACAAACGGGTTTGAAAAAATGCTATACATGACGCTCGACGAAATGCAGGCACACGCCAAGAAATACAGCAAGAACTACAAAGGCGGTACCGCAAAATGGGGCATTGCAGATTTTGATGTCATGGCTGAGAAAACAGTGCTTAAACGCCTACTTTCTAAGTACGGCCCATTGAGTATTGAAAGCATTCAAATGAGCCAAGCTCTAGCCAATGACGGCGGCGTGATCAGCATGAATAATGACGGCGATTTTGATGTAACTTTCAACGGCGAAACAATCGACGCAGAAACTGAAACAGATGAATATGCGGACAAACCTGCAGAAAATCACGATACCTATATTGTAGGCGGCGAGGTTATCGACGCAGAAACTGGCGAGGTAGTACATGATGACAAATAACGATAAAATGCTCGCTCAATTCGGCGCTGACTGGGTAAAAGTAAGGGATTTTATCGAATCATTAAGGGCGTTTTATATTTCTTACACGCCTACGTTTATGGTGCGAATAGAAACGGAGACAGGCGTGCCAGCCAATACAGTAAAAAGCATTTTAGACTACGCCCTACAGATCGGGCTATATGGTAAGACGAGCGACAGAGATTATATCACGTTATCGCCTGTTAGAAAGGAGCGACATGGCAGAACCTAAGCGATATTACTGGCTACGGCTGCATAAGGATTTCTTCCAAAAGAAAGAAATTAAGCGATTGCGGCGGGTAGCTGGTGGGGATACCTACACAATTATCTATCTCAAAATGTTATTAAGGTCAATCATTGACGGCGGGAAATTATACTTTGACGGCTATGAGGAAACATTCGTTTCAGAGTTAGCACTCGACATTGATGAAGATGAACAAAATGTTCAAATAACTGTAAATTATCTCTTAAAAAATGGTTTATTAATTGAATGCGAAAATGACGAGTATTATCTACCAGAGGCAAATAATAATACAGGCTCAGAAACCGCTGCAGCCAGTAGAATGCGGAAACTTCGAGATAAGTCAAAAGGTTCAGAGTGTAACAATGTTACGCCATTATGTAACAATGTTACACCTATGTTACAAGAATGTTCGCAATCGTTACAAACCTGTTACGGAGAGATAGAGAAAGAGATAGAGATAGATAATAGAGATAGAGATATAGATATAGTTAGACACAGAGATAGAGATATAACTATATCTACAACTAGAGAAAATAAAGAAATCGAAAATTCTCAATCTCATCCCCCTGTTTCAAATATTGATATTTATGATTTATGGACAAACTCATTCGGAGTGATTTCCTCTTTTGTTAAAGGCTCACTTGATGACCTTATCGCTGAATATGGCCTTGTCAATGTAGCGGACGCCTTACGCATTGCAAAAGAACGAGGAAAATCACGGGTGCAATATGTTGAGGGAATTTTGAAAAATCAGAGGTTAGAACATGGAGCAAATGGACATAGAGGCAGCAATCGAACGGCTACGAGAAAATGTGAGCAAGTCGATTGGGAACAAGAGGCGGCCAAGACCTACGGAAAAGATTGAGTTTTATAAGCCAATCTATGACAAGCCGATTGTTATACGTTCAAATATCAATGAAACGTATGCTGCGGCTGGTATTCCTAAACGCTACTACGGCATGAGTTTTGACTGGCTCAAAGAGCATGGCACATTTCAGAGTGCTAACAAAGAGGCGTATGCGATCGTTAAGGATTACAGGGACAATCTAGCGGAATACATGAACACAGGCAAGGGCCTCATATTAAGGGGGCCAGCTGGCACGGGTAAGACGTCGCTCGCTGTATGCATTCTTAAAGAGGTGATGAAGTTAAACACAGGGGCAATGATGATTTCTATGCCTAACTTGCTGGACACTATGCTCACATTATCAAAAGGCGACAGAGTGGTGTATCTAGCCTATGAGCAAAAGCTGAAACACATTCCAATGTTGCTGCTTGATGATTTCGGGGCTGAATATTCCAAATCGGATTGGGTAGCGGCTAAGGTTGAGAGCATTGTCATTGAACGATACAACAGCATGAGGCCCGTTATCTTAACCACGAACTACAGCGACCAATGGACTAAGGACAATTACAGCAGCCGTATATATGATCGCTTACGCGGTGAATATAAAATTGCGGTGTTCATGGGGACGTCTCACAGATTGGGAAATTGATTTATTCGCCCTGTATGCTCGTTTAAATTTCTCAACGATAAAATACTCGTGAGAAATATTATACATGGCAAGACGGGGCGGAAATCGCCGCCAAATTAAAAATTAATACAAAAGATATAGAGGTGATTGCAACGAATGAAAATTTTAGACGCGTGTTGTGGAAGTAAAATGTTTTGGTTCGACAAAGAAAACGTAAATACTGTTTATATGGATAATCGAACAGAGGACACGACTTTATGCGACGGCAGGCGTTTGATTGTACGGCCAGATATAATAGAAGATTTTCGAAAAATGCCGTTTGAAAATGAAACATTCTACCTAGTCATTTTTGACCCGCCTCATTTAGTAAGTGCTGGAGATACGTCATTTTTAAGCCTAAAATATGGGACCTTAAAAAATACATGGCAGGAAGATATACAGCAAGGGCTTGCAGAATGTTGGCGAGTGTTAAAAACAAACGGAACTATGATTTTTAAATGGAATGAGCAGCAAGTATCTTTTTCAATGGTGAAAAAATTATTCCCTTATGAGCCACTTATCGGGCAGCGTAGGGGTAAAACGATCTGGCTTGTATTTTTTAAGAATTGATATAGAGGTGAAATCTTGGAAATTGTAATTCACGGCCAACCAAGGACAAAAAAGAACAGCAGCCGCATTGTGATAAGGGACAATATCAGAAAACTCCTACCCTCGGACGCATTTATTCGATATGAAAAGGCGGCATTGTTGCAGCTGGTACATGTTGGCGCTGTTCAAGGACCAATCTCAGTATGTTGCCGTTATTACTTACAAGACAGACGGAGCTGGCCCGATTTGGTTGGCCTGTTACAAGCAACTTCCGACATATTGCAAGACGCTGGAATAATTGAAGACGATAAATATATCGTGAATTATGACGGCTCGGAAATCGTAGGGCTTGACAAGGAAAATCCTAGAGTAGTGATTACAATTCATCAAATTGCCGAATCAAGTATCTTATGTGAAGAATATGCCAAGGCGAAAGCTAGAGAGTGCGACACCACTCAAAAGCCCAAACGCCGACAAGTTGCCAAGAGAGGGGCCAAGGCAAAACCGAAAGCCCCTACCTCAATCTCATATATTGAATATCGAAAGTTAATGATGAAAGGAAACCACACACATGAACGAAACAGCGTACAGACTACGCCTAAAAGGCGAAATTGATATAGAGGCGGTTATAGCAGCCACATCGGAAAGCGACGCAATCAATAAAGCGGCCGCAGTGCAAGAGGCAATCAATAATCAAATTACGATTGATTGCGGCAATATCGCTAACGTGAAAGAAATCATCACGAATGAAATTACATTGAGATTCGTATGTGCAGAAATTGCAGATTAAGGGGGATAACATGGGATATATTAAGGCAGAATATGGCAAGAATAATATGTTCGAGTTAGACATTGAAGTTAAAGATTGCAATTCTATCGAGTGCTTATCTTTTGCTACTGGTGTAGCTGAGGAAATTCTTAACTGCATAGCAAAAGATAGCGCAAAAACGCTTATCGGATACGAAAGAGCGTTTATCGGATACAAAAGAGCGCTTATCGGTGCGATAGAGAACGCGGAGCCTAACGATTATGAATAGACTATCAGAGCGTTTTGAACGCAAAATTCCGACATTCTTGGCTCATCTCGACGTGTGGAATGACACGCCTATGAGTGATTGCAAATATACAACACACGATTATAAGCGGGAAATGCACAAGCAGAACTACACGAAAAAATGTGTAATTTGCGGAAAAACATTCACTTGCACGAATTACAACAAACGCCAATTATGCTGCAGTAGATCGTGCGGCAATAGATTGGGCGGTATTAGACGAGGCGAGACAATGGCTAAACGAAAATAGCAATGAAAGGAGAATCAAAGAAATAGAAATGAAATTTATAGATTTTTTCAGCGGTATAGGCGGCTTTCATAGTGGCCTAGAACTTGCTGGCATGGAGTGCGTCGGCTGGTGTGAATTCGACAAATTCGCACAAGCCTCTTATAGAGCAATATACGATACAACGAATTTATGGTTCGGCGACGATGTAACAAAAGTTAAAGGTTCAGAATTGCCAAGCGCTGACTTATGGACTTTCGGCTTTCCTTGCCAAGACGTGAGCATTGCAGGCAAACAAAAAGGATTGAAAAAAGGAACTCGTAGCGGATTATTTTATGAAATTATGAGGTTATTAGATGAGCGGAAAGAAAATAAACCCAAATGGCTTGTGTGTGAAAACGTTAAGAATTTGCTATCAATCGACGGGGGGGCGGATTCCTCAATGTTGTTAGTGAAATGGCCGAAAGAGGGTACAGTGTTGAATGGAAAGTGTACAATTCCAAAAATTACGGAGTCCCTCAAAACAGAGAGCGCGTGTACATTGTTGGATATTATGGAGAACGATGTGCCAGCGGACTTTTACCTATCAAGAGAGAAAACACAACAACTCTTGAGCAAATTATAGGCGGTTCGCAAGGAATGCGAGTGTATAACCCTAATACAATAAGCTGCACTTTATCATCTCAAGGTGGTGGAATGGGGGCAAAAACAGGGCTGTATAAAATATTCCCAATTCTTACACCAGATATATTAGAAAAACGGCAAAACGGCAGAAGAGTAAAAAACGAGGGCGAGCCGTCATTTACACTGACAAACCAAGACCGACACGGCGTATTAATTAAAACAGCAAATAAACAAGGCTATATGACTGCACAAGTTGGAGACGGCATTGACCTCGCTTATCCAGAAAGTGAAACAAGGCGGGGACGTGTTCAACCGCAACGCTCGAATACATTAACAACTAGCGATAATTTAGGCGTATTGATTGATGATCAATGTATCAAAATTAGAAAATTAACACCTAGAGAGTGCTGGCGATTGCAAGGATTTACAGATGAGCAATTTGACAAAGCAGCGGCAATAAATAGCAATAGCCAACTATATAAGCAAGCTGGCAACGCCGTAACAGTCAGCGTAGTGGCTGAAATAGGTAGGCATATTATGAGCATAGGAGATGTTGAATCATGTTAATAGAGAACAAAAAGCAATATTGTTGGGTTACACCCGACGGAATCGGTGGTCCAGAGGATAGCGTAGAGCAGGCAGTCAAAAGCTATCTATGTTTACATAGACCAGATGAGAACGCAGATATTGTTATAGGAATCGGACACCCTAGTTTTTACATTCCCGACGTTGACGGGGACAGCGTAATTGAAAGCGTTATAGATTACTTACCTGATGAAGTCTATGACACGGACGAGGATTATTTATATGACGTCAAACGCGAGCATGTAAACGAATTAAGTGAAGAACTAACAAAGGTATTCCGTGCATGGGTTAACCGCCATGGATACCGCCATAGCGGCATATTCGTAGAGAATAGTGAGCCATATCATATTAAACAAGAAGAATACAAGGAGATAACACAATGAACATTAAATATTTAGCAGCAATTATGACAATCACAGCATTAACAGCGCCAGCATATGCAACTGGTACAAACAATACAATCGGCGGCACTGATAACATCGCCACGGCTAATAGTGCGGCGGTGTTCGGCTATCAAAACCAAACAAACGCCAATAATACGCTAACATTTGGCGAAAATAACATCACAAACGGAACGAATGCGTTCGCAGGTGGTAATAATTCCAAAGCTGAGGGACGGAATACATTCGCATTCGGCAGCCACGCCGAGGCACTAACCGAATATACCTACGCGATTGGTTCGCAGGCCAAAACGTCGGCTTATGACACAATCGCCGTAGGAAACGGCGCTTATGCAGGCGGTGAGAGTACTATCGTTATCGGTAGAACGAATACAGTCAACGGCAAGAATAGCGTTGTAATTGGTGCCAATAACATGCAAGTAGACGGCGGGCAGTCAACTGTACTCGGATACAATAACCGCGTTGATAATTCCCAAGAACAGACAATTCTAGGCGCTAATAGTCAAACAGCTGGACAAGGCGCGACAGTCATCGGAACACATGCCAAAGCGACAGCAATCGACGCTTTAGCGATTGGCAATAATACGATCGCGGATAAATCGAACAGCGTGGCGCTAGGAACTAACAGCGTTACCGATGAGGCAGTCGCAACTCGTCAAGCGATTGTAAACGGCGTAACGCATGTTTTCGCTGGCGATTCACCTCAATCCGTTGTATCTGTAGGCAGTAAGGGCCGTGCTGGATATGGTGGCGTGCAATATTACACTCGACAAATCACCAACGTCGCAGCGGGGCAAGTAGACATTAGCAGTACCGACGCCATTAACGGCAGTCAGCTGTATGCTGCTTATGACGAAATCGGCCGCAATGGCACAGCAATTCAAAATTTAGCCAATACTACCAGCCAACAATTCGCAGCGGTAAATAATACTATCACCGCACATGAAAGCCAATTGCAAAATCATGAGGCTAGAATCACAACGCTAGAACATAATACAGCGGGACAGATTTCTCATGTATTGAGCGAAGTGGCAAAAACAGGCGCAGCTAATGCGGCACTTTCCGCCTTGCATTATCTAGGATATAACGCCGACGATAAACTAACGTTTGCCGCTAGTTATGGGCATTACAAAAATGCTAATGCGGCCGCTATTGGTGCATTCTACGCACCGAATGAACATGTATTATTCAACATCGGCGCAACGCTTGGCGGCACTGCAATGATAAACGCTGGCGTATCATTCCGATTAGGTAAAGGCAGCGAGTACGAATTGAACCATAAAGGAAAAATCGCACAGCTCGAGGCACTAGTAAATGAGTTGATTAATGAAGTGGCAGAATTGAAAGAGGCGAAATAATGAAAGGGTTATTACTAATAATCAGCGCTGTATTGGGATTAATTGGAAAGGTTGCGAGCGTTGCGCTCGCAATCGCCCTTCTACTTTGGTTAATTGGGGTAT